TCGAAATCGATTTTCCCGGTGGGTGCGACGCCTCCGGCGTCGCGTCGGGCGCTTTGGCGCGCAGGCCCGCCGCCTTGGCGACGGAAGGGAAGGCCTGGATGAGATCGCCTACCGAGAAGGGTAGGTTCAGGAAGTCTTCGTAGGTCAAGTCAGGATCGACATGCGCGATCGCGCGCCAAGTCGCTTCGGCGAGGCGCTCGATCTGCGCTTCGCCGAGCGCCGCGACGCTCCGTGTCGTGATCGCTTCGCCGCCGGCTTCCGCGTAGACCTGGAACAGAGCCGGCTGGACCGCCTTGATAGCGCGGAAGGGCAGATGCGGCAGCGCCCAAAGACGGCCCGCCAGCGAGACGGGGAAGGTTTCCTCGCTCACGCCGCATCTCCGAAGTTGAGCTGACAGACTTGGCCGGCCGCGTTGGCGAAGCACTGGAAGTCGAGCTCGGGCACCATGAAGTCCTCGAGCTTGGTGCCGAAGGCGAGTTTCTCGGCGACGCAATTGTAGAGCAGCATCGAGAATTGTTTTCCGGTGGTCGGATCGGAAGCGAACAGATTGGCCGAGAACGTGATCGCCGGGCCGATCAATGCCGACGACACCGCGATGTTCTCGCCGCTCGCGGTGACCGTATAGGTGTAAGAGATCAGCACGGCGGCGCCCGCGTCGCCCGCCGCGAAGGTGTAGACGCCGGCTGAGACGGAGTATTGCCCGGTCGCTGGGCTCGAAGCCACCTGCTTCAGCGGGAGCGCGCTGGAGGCGTAGACGACGCCCTGGTCGGAGACGAACGTCGAGTGGAATGTCGTCGAATAGGTGTACGGCGAGGACGCGGGAACGCTCGTCGTCTCGCCGAACTGCGTCTGCGCGCCCCCGGCGCTGGGGGAAACGCCGAAGAACAGATTGCCTAGCGCCTGGCCGGAAATGCGCGCGAGCTTGGCCTTGCCGGTCATCTTGCGCGTGCCCGAGCCGATCGCAACGGGGAAGTTGCTCTGACCGTAGAGCGCCTTGGTGGTTGTAGCGATGTTGAGCGAAATTTCCTGCGCGAGGCCGAAATTGATCGGCGTCCCGCCTTGCGGCGTGCCGATCAGCACGCCGGAGCCAAAGACGAACATGGGGGTCTCCGTGGGGTGGGGTAGGGGGGTGGGCGCAGAGGCGCGAGGACAAGCCCCTAGGGGGTCCTCGAGCTGCCGTTTCCGTCATGGCCGGGCTCGTCCCGGCCATCCACGTGGTTCAGCTTTCGGCCAATCCGACGTTTCCCGGCGCCTCGACGAATTTTGATCCTGGCCTGGAGCTGGCTGATCCTTCAGTGGGTCTCCAACCCTCTTCGGATCGAAATCGATGGCGGTCGGCGCAAGCGAGCGTCGTTCATCGCCTCGAGCGAAGAGCGCGATCAACCACTCTTATTCGTCTTCGAGCGCACTCTTTACCGATCGATGCCGACTTCTACGTTTTCGGTCCCGCGGAACATGGCGACATCGACCATATCGTCTTCGTCCACCGTGATCTCGATCCGCTTACCGACCATTGTGGCCATGAGCGTTACGCTTGAACTTCCCCAAGCCCCGCCGCGCTCTTCCCCTCCGGGGCTAGCCCCAGATCGGCCCGCGCCTCCTCGCGTGTCTTAATCCCGGCGCCGACCAGAATCTGCAGCGTCTGCGCCTGTTCGAGCGGATCGATCGCGTCGTCGCCGACCCAGACGAATTCGAGATCGGGCTGCTTCAGATAGACCTGCACGACCTGGTCGAGCGCGCTCTTGACCCAGGCCTTCAGCGGCACGAGCCCTTCCTGCGTCGCCTGCATACGCAGCGTCTCCGAGGTCGCGCGATTGACCTGGCTGACGAACGCCGAGGCGGGGACGGAGAAGGCGTAGCAGACGATTCGAGCCAGCCACTCGTCATACTGGTCCTTCAGCGGCGGCTGGCGCGTCTCTATCAGCTTGAAGTCGGCAGGCACGAATTTGAGCATATGGCGGCGCCCGAGATTGCCGGACATCAGCGCGTCGAAATAGTCCTGGAACTGCTTTATCTGGTCGGTCGTCCATTCACTCGGCAGCGTCGCGAAGGAATCGGGCACGGAGCCCGTGCGATAGTAATCGAGCGTCGCCGTGTCCCTTCGCAGCGCGATGTTGATGGTCAGCGCGATCTGCTCGACCGGGCTCATGCCATAGAGCCGGTGCGAGCGGACGTTGCGCGGCAGATAGAGCAGCTCGTCGCTCGAAAAATCTGCCGCCGGCACCCCGTGCAGAACTTGCTGGTAGGCGGGGTCGGGCGGCTCGGGCGAGCGGCCGTCCTCGCCGATCAGCGGGGTGATGGTCGAACCGTCGATGACGTCGAGACTGTAGAGCGACCCGCCGCGGGTGAAGCGCGGATAGATCGTCGCCGCGTCGATGACGAGCATGTCTTCGAGCAGCATGCGAAGCCAAGCGGCGAAGTCGTGGCGGCGGTCGGGACGGGCGAGGAACGCGAGCGCGCTCTGAATACGCGGGCCGGCGTCGGGCGCGCCGGCGGGATCGCGCGAGCGCACGGCGTAGCTCAGGCCGGCGATCTGGTCCTTGCGGGTTTCGATGACGGCGCGCAGCAGCGGCAGCGCGTCGGCGAGCGCGCGCAGCTCGAGGAAGGAGATGCCGTTGTCCGAACGCGGGACATAGGAGAGATTGACGCCGAACGGATAATCCCACTGCCGGCCCTTCACATCAGGTGGGGCCTGCGGCGCGAGCGGCTGCTGCGGCCCGAACCAGGTGTCAGGGCCGACGCCCGTGATCGCGTAGCGCGCGGCGGCGGCGAGGCGCTGGAACACGCCGGGCGGCAACGGGGTCTGAACGCCGTCCGTGGACATGAGGAGCTTCCTTGTGGCGGGAAGGCGCGCCAGGCGGCGCCGGCGAGAAAGTTGTCAGGCCGCGGCGCTGGCGGGTAAGTGGCGGCGTGTCAGCAAACGAGCGAGCGAATTCGGGTTGCGGTAACCGGCGCGACATCAGGCGCAAGGCGTTGCGGTCGAACCAACCGCGCCGCACCAATCTTGATTACGGCTGGGCGACGCGTCCGACGGATCGTCGAGCGCGAGGGCGCGCAAGATCGTGCGCGGCTCGACGCCCGAACCCATCAACCCTTCTGCCGCCAACAATCGCCACGCGGCCTCTTTCGGCTGAGAGAGCTTGCCGAGCCCCGTCAGCGCCAAATGCATGAGCGCCGAGGCGACTTCGCCTTCCCGCATCTTTTCGACCGCCCGCCGCGCATGCGCGGGCCGTAATTTATCGATGGGACGACCGTAGACGACCGCGAGCATGGCCTCGAGGCGCGGTTCGTCGATCGGCGCGGCGCTTCTCCTTTTGGCGCAAGCGAGTTTGGCGCCGGCCCCGAGCGCGTCGCCGTCGAAGGTCAGTTGCGGATGCAGCGCCGCCTGGGAGGAGGGGGGTGCCGAACGCGATACGAGCGTTTCTTGTTTCGCGTCTGTATCGTCGAATCTGATGTGGCCCGCCACGCTCACGGCGCCACCAGCCTCACGCTCACCACCGCCAGCCCATCCCCGTCGAGATCGCCGGTGTCGCGCACCGGCACGCCGTTGATCTTGCAATCATGCACCGTCCCGCCGAGCGTCTGCCGGCCGGTCGCGAGGTCGAGCCCGGACGGCGCCAGCGCCGCGTCGATCGCATCGAGCGCGGCGTTGATCGCGGTCGTTCCCGGGGTCAGCGGATCGCGCGCGTCGAAATAAAGGAACAGCTTTGCCTCGAAGGTGCGCCGCGGCGTCGCGGGCGAGGTCCATTGATAGGTCTCGGGGCCGGACTCCAATTGAAAGAAGGCGGGACGGAACGCGGAGGGCACTTCGCTCCAGAGCTTCATCCGCCGCGAGGCGAGGCCCCAGGAATAGGCGCCGGAAATCGTCGCGAACAGCGCGGAAAAGGCAGCTTCGCGGCTCATGTCTGCTCCCAGCTTTCGCTTGCCGCGGCGGCGAGGGCGGCGACGATCTCGGCGCGCATCTCATCCAGGCTCGATCTGAGATAGGAGCGCTCCGGGATCAGCGAGCCGGGATGCTCCACCCTCCGCGCGAAATGCATCGCGCCGTCGGCGACGAAGGCGAGCACGCTCGCCTTGCTGGGCAGAATCTCATGCGCGCCGGTCTTGCCGCCATATTCCTGGATCGCCGCATATTTGACGTCGCCGAACGAGCCGACCGTCGCAGCTACGTCTTCGCCGTCGCCGGAGACCTCCGCCGCGATCGACGCGGCGAGGGCGCCCGAACGCGATTGGAGCGCCTCGCCTGCGAGCTTTTCGTATTTGACCTTGTCGGCGAGCGCGCCGGCGAGCTCCTGCGCCTTGGCCGCGAGCTCGCTCGCGAGCGCGGCGGGGTAGGCGTCGAGCCGCGTCCGCAGCGCGTCGACGCCATCTATGGAAAGGGTCAGCATCAGACCGCCACGCGGCGATAGGGCTGCAACAGCGACATCACCGGCGCCGAAATCGCAGATACGTCATACGCGATCGTCTCCTGGCCGCCGATCGACTTGGAGCGCAGCCCGATGCGTTCGGCGGCCCGGAAGCGCTCCGCGGCGAGTTCGAGCGCGGCCTGCGCGATGTCCTGAGGAATGTAGCCGTACGAGATCGAAACCACCGCCCCGGCATCGCCGGCGCTGAACGCGTAGGCGCCTGCGGACACGCGATATTGGCCCGTGGTCGGCGCCGACGCGACCGCGCTCAGCGCCGCGCCGGTGGCGGAATAGACGACGCCCATATCCAATGTCCAGGGCCCATAGGGCGCGAGCGGGCTGATTGTCCAGGGCGTCGCTGCGGGAACGCTCTGCGCCTCGCCCTGCACGGCGTAGCCCGCGCTATAGGC